TGATTGGCGAACGATCAAACATTTTGAATCCGTTCGGACAATCAGTCTTTATGAACCATGCGTCGGTGTCTGTCAGATAATGATTTACTGTATATCCTTCTGGGACCATGCCCATATTCTTAACAGCGTTAATATCATTGTCTGATGTAGCCACACGACCTGGTGTTTCCAACAATCTGTCGGCAGTGAACTGTAGTTCTTTAGGAATAATTAGTTTCATTCCTTGAAGAGCTACTTTCAAACCACGCTCGTCAGTAAAAGCTGCAATGTCAATTAGTGCTTGTTCCAATGAAGTTTCATTCAGATCAGCTGCCGTAGAAAGCTCATTACGCAGATTAGCACCACCCACAGTTGGATGGTCTGTCGCGCAAAGTTCTTTCGTGTCGCCGCCTGGATAACTTGAATTGAAAGCTCTATTTAACACAGAAGCCGACTTGACTTGCTTGGTATTCGCCATACTACGAGCTAGCGCGCGAGTATATCTTGCTGACAGTCTGTCATACAAGTTATCTTCTACTGCTTCCTCGGTAATTGAAAACGCCAATGCAATCGTTTCGTGAGTGTATCTTGATGTAAACGCTTCTTGCGCTTGATCAAAAGCCACTCCTGCTCCTTCTGACTTAACGGGTGCGGTATCGAAACCTGTCAACATTACTTCTTCTTCAAAAGCACGATCACTTGACTCCATATCATAAATTTCTTCATGTTCTTTGTCATATCTATCGTACTCAAGTCCAAATAATGCGTTCAGGCCTGGAAGCAATTCTTTAACCAATTGTGCTCTACTAATTGCCATTTAAATTACTCCTAAGTTCCTGCAACGGGACCTCTATAAGCGTGCTCGTTGATTATTACAACCAAATTTGCATTATTCGCTGTGAGATCACCATTAATGTCATCTTGAACAACCCCAACGATTTTAAGCTGAAGCCCTTGCGTTGTGTTTATTGTGCTAGAGTCGAGTTCGCGTGTCGCAACACCTGTTGTCGTACTACCGCCAATACCGTCAGTATCAGCATTTCTGCCTATACATGTGACGGCTGAAGCACCATCCGCTTGAACAACAAACATTTGATTTGGGTCGTCATAGATATATGCTTCTATGGCTCCACTTCCAAGTGCCGTTGTATCAGCTGGATAGTAATTCTTAAAGGTAGGCGTTCCGTCAGAAGCAACATAGTAACAGTGTGAAAACACACCAACAATATTGGCAGAACTAGCTGCCGCTCTTTCAATATAACCACCGTTAAATATGGTAATGTCACCTTGAAAGATGCTTGTGTCATATCCAGAGGGATTAATACTGTACTTGTTTGCTTCTTGAACAGCGGAACCGACATTAAGACCTTTATAAGGTCTTAAACCAAAGGCTTTGTCTACATTTGCCATTTAAACTTTCCTCTATTTCAAGAATTAATATTAAGAACCCCTAGTTCGATGAACTCTGAGTTCCGCCAATTGTTACGCGAGATTGTCTATTAGGTCTATTAATAGACATGCTGGAGTGAGTTCCGTCTTTCATCAAATCGTTGTCTACAGCATCCATTTGCCCTTGTTCCTTTGCAGTGAAAAAGGCGCTTCTTTCCTGTACAGTTTCGATTGGAATTCGACATAAAATCAATCCTCCAACTCCGATTACTCCTTGAAATTTTCCTTCATCCAATACGGGTGAATCAAAATCAGGATATTCGTCTGCTCTCACAGGCTCCCATCCTTCACGAAGTCTGGCCATAACGTTCTTTTGATCGTCATTGCCTCTAACTTCCATTCTTACCCAACGGTGAACATATCCTTCAGGAGGAGTCGGTGCATCCAAAGCGGATGGTGGAGCCCAAGGTTTTCTCGCTGCTTTTTTCTCACGAGTCTGGGCTTCGCGTGGTTCGCGACTTTCGTCGACTTTATTATTTTTTTGCATTGTTGTCTCCACGTTATTCAACATATTTCGCGTATTCATCTAAAGGCACACCCAATTTCTTAGCTATTGCTACCTGTGAAGGTGTGAGTCTCACGGTTTTGCGTCCAATCTTAGCGCTGCGTTTTGCAGGAGCTACTGCTTGAACGGGTCGGTTTGTTTGATTGGCTGCCCCATCAAAACGATGTGGAAACTCATCTCTAATCCGTTTATCTATCTCACTATAGTACTCATTACTTGCCGCGTCAAATCCTTCGTTGAGAAGATCTTGGTGAATTACAAAAGAAGTCATGGTCATGGCTCTGTCTTCGCCGAACCAAGAATTGTCTTCTGCCCAAGATTCTGCTTTAGGATCAGGAGGCGCAGGACGAGATTGCTGTTCTTGTGGATAGTCTTGTGAAAACTGTTGTGGTGCAACCACTTGTTGTTCTCTAACTGCTCTGCTTTGATTGAGTGCCTGTACGCGTTGGGCCTCTACCGCAAGAGCGGCTAGTTTTTGTTGTGCTTCAACTTGTTTATCTGTGTTTTGTTCTTCGTTTGCTTGGCGTAGTAAATTTTTTGTTGCTTCGGTTTCAGCTGTGATTCGATTAGCTTCTGAAACAATATAATTGCTGTCTATGTTCTGCTTTTGTTGTTTTAGTGTTGAGTTTTCTTTGTGCACGTTTTGCGCGTATTGTGTTGCTGCTTGTTCTCTTCGTTCCGCTTCTCGTAGTCTTCCTGTTAGTTTGTCAATTCGTTTTTTTACGTTCTTGCTGTATTCTTCGTGCTCGTCTTTTTCTTCTACGGCCTCTACTGTTTCTTCTGGTTTGTTCTCCAAAATTGGTTTTGAAGGCGTTACGGCCTCAAAAGAAGGAACGGCGTCTTCCGATAGTTCTACGTCTACTTCAGGGCCTGTATCATCAATTGGTACAAGCTCTTCAGCTGCATTTAAGTTTAGTTTATGTTTTGGCATGGGTCTTTCCTCATGTTTTAATATTGATGCAGAATTGCTTCTGGGTCTGCTACTCTTGCAATGATTTCATCATCGTTGAGTATTTTTATTTCACCGCCCTCAATTTGAAAACGAGAACCGGCGTATCGTCCAAACAATACCCAATCCCCTTCTTCGCACCAAGGTCCAGTAGAAAATCTTTCTCCGTTATAGGCCAAAGGACCTATTTTTAGGACATAGCCTAGAACGGTGTTTATTTGCTGTCTTCCAAGTGTTTCGTCTGTTAGCTCAATTCCTCCTTTTGTGGTTCTTTTACCTCTGTAAGGAAGAACCATTATTCGCCACCCTGTTGGTTCAGGAAGCTCGTCTAATAATGAGGTTTCTATTTTTTCGGGGTTTAAAGTTGTGCCTTCATCATAGGCTTTTTCCAAAGGGGTTTTGTTGTCCTCTTCTTCTGCCCATTTTTTTTCTAGTGCTGTATTAGTCATATTCTATATCCTGATTTTTTAGTAAGGATCTAATTTCTTCGCGAATGAAGTTAAGCGCTTCGATATGACCAACAAGGTTTCGATAATGAGCCCAATCTTTTACTTCGCCATTGGTCATCATTTCTTGTATTTGCTGTTCTTTTTTTCCTATTGCGCGCGTTGCAGCCGTCGCGAAATCTAAAATATCTATATTTTTCTCCTCAACCTCTCATATACAGGGTTGTGTATTCCATAGCCGCCTGGAACCGGAATAGTTGTTATTCCTCCCATGTCTGGAACGCCTGACGGTCCATATGGGTCCGATTGGTATTGACCACTTTGATAGGGATTGTATCCTGTTCTATCTCCATAAACCATATATTGTTTAGACATTTCCGCTTCTTGAGCGGCTCTTGCTGCTGCTTGTTCTTGTTGTTGTGCTTGCATATCAGCAATCATTTTTTGCATTTCTTCCATAGTCATACCTTGCACAGGTGTTGTTTCCGGTGTTACCGGTCCTGGAGGTGTCGGTGTTCCCGGAGTTGTCGGTGTTCCCGGAGGAGTCATCGACCAATCAGTCACACCAGCTGCTTCAGCCGCAGCAGGGGTGCTGTATTGTGTTCCATCTGGTCCCCAAACAATTACTTGCATTGTAGGTCCTCCAGGAGTTGTCGTCGGTCCTATAGGGGGACCTCCAGGGGGTCCTCCATCGGGTGCTGTTTCAATGGGATCAACCCAAGGTGGAGTGCCATCAGGGTTTAAAACCTCTGGCGGAATAAATGGTTCCGGTGTTGGTGTTGTTGGTGGTTGAACTTCAGGTAAAAATAAATCGCTTGGTCCAAAAGGTATATCGTGTTCTACCTCAGAAGGTATAGGCGGCATAAAATCTTCTACCCAATCTTCTTGTGGAGGAGTTACAGGAATGTCCCAGCCCATGTTGTCTACGGCGGTTTGTACATCTGGAGAAGGTTGTCCTAAATTTGGATCAAAAGGCGGGGGACCAACAGGTTCTGGAATCCGAATAGGTTGTCCTCCAGGGATCCTACCAGGTGGTCTAGGTCCTATAGGTCTGTCAGCATCCATTGGTCTTCTAGGTGGAATAACTTCTTGTGCTACCTCTGGTGGAAGCGTCGGTAATACCTGTTTTATTGTTTCAGGAGGTAACGAAGGTACTACTTCTTTTACTACTTCTGGTGGAAGCGTCGGCATTACTTCTTTTATTGTTCCAGTACCACAAAAAGGCAACACCTCTTTTATTGTTTGAGGAGGTAAAGAAGGTATTACCTCTTTTATTGTTTCTGGTGGAATTTTAGGAACCACCTGTTTTATTTGTTCAGGAGCTAACGAAGGAAGAATCTTTTTTACTTTTTCTACTACTTCAGGAATATTTGCTGGTCCTGGAGTACCATCTGGACCTACTGGAACTCCGGGAGCAGCAGAAGGCAAAGAAGAAACATAAGGAGTACCATCAGGGTTTAAGCCCACTGGAGTCCCTTGTGCTCCGGGAACTATTGGTGATTCATAGGGATTTTGTCCCATAGGATATGGTGGTGTACCAACAGGATCCCTTCTATCGCTTGGACCTAAAGGAGAAATAAGCTGCCTTGGCGGTCTTGGTTTCCTTTCAGGAAGCATAGACATAATACCTGGACCTGGCCTCTTCTTTATAACGGGTCTTCTAGCCATCTTTCTTATTCTCTTTCTTGTCTTTTGCTATACGCTCTCTTTCAACCCTAGCTTTAAGTACCGCCATGTCTTCTTGAGAACCGATCTTTTCTTCTTCCATTTTCAGCTTCAGAACTGCTATGTCTTCTTGAGATTTTAGCTTTTCTTCTTCTGATTGGTCCTTTTGTTTAAGTTTTGCTTTATCTAAAGCAAGCTTTTTCTCGGCGATTTCTTTATCGTCTTGGTTTTCTTGCTCTCTGATCTGCAACTCTTGTGCTTTCAATTGTACCACTCCATCATCGGGTGGTGTCAAGATCTCTTCAAGAGCAGGCATTATTGTTTCCATTAATTGTAGCTCGATTTGTGCCTTGAGCGCTTCTTTTTCTGGGTTAGGTGGAGGAGGTTGTTGTCCAGGTGGCACTGGTCCTCCTTCTTGCATTTGCGGAGGCATCATGCCGTTTGCTCCTGGTGGCATAGCTTGTTGTTCCGGCATTTGTTGGTCGGCAATCTTTTGTGCCTCTAGTGATATGTGCTGGAAGATGTGTGAAACCAAAGACGGAACCGTTGCCGGATTCATCATGGCCACAGGACTTTCTAATAAGGTTAGGTGCGCCTCAATATGCGTCATATGTTCCTGTTCAGGAAACGCAGTAGCCGGGGCACCCATTAATGCTGCACCATTTTCTTGCGCCGGGTCCACAGGAGCGGGAGGAGGTGGATCGGGCATTAATAGTGCGTCAATGTTTTCTGAGCCTAACGCTTCGTACATTCGGCGATAGGATTCTTTAATATTATGTATTTCTGGATTGCTTTGTACCAATTGCAGCTCTTGTTGTGCGAGCGAAATTCTTTGGCTCATTGAGAAGAAGTTTGGATCAGAAACTGGAATGACATCAACGCGACCATCAAAGTCTTGTTGTTTAATCATTTGATCCCCACCAGCTACTTGATACGGATACTCTGGTGGTAAAAACTCTGCGAACAACCTAGAGAGTATTCTAAATTCTGTTTTTTGTGCGTAGTGTAATCGCTTATGGACCGCCGACATAACTCTTGTGCCTTGTTCCAAAAGTGCC